TTACCAATCCGCGTTAGCTTTTTGCTGTGTTTTGATTTTTTCAGCCATTTCATCAGATGATTTATTTAATTCATCTACAATTAATTTTGCTGATGGATAGTTTTCAGTAATAGGTCTATTAGTTTCATTGTAGCGAACTCCACTAATCACCTGTGCAGGTTTGTAGTGACTAAGATTGTCGTAGCTAACTCGCATTTTTCCATCTTTTGTGTCTACACGAACAGTGAAATCTACTCGATCACCGGCAGTAACTGTCATACAATCAGCAAACCCAGAACAACGGTATGGCATATTACCTTTGCCAATAATTGAACCCGTAGTCTTATCTTCGTACTGAATTACTGCATTTGCTGAGCGAAAAGCTGTTGCAAACCATTGACGTGCGCCATCATAAATTTGGCCTTGCTTTAATCCATCTATTTGATAAACCTTTTCAAACTTTACAGGTTCTGATGGTTGCTGAGGGGTAGTAGCACACCCAACTAATCCCAAACTCAATAATCCAGTAGCCAATAATTTTTTCATGAATTTCACCGTTTGTTATAAAGTGTACTAACTTTAACAAACTGGTTAATAAAGGCGCAATAAAAAACCGCTATCTCTAGCGGTTGTTTGGGTGTTGCTTACTATTTTTGAGTAGACGGCTTAGATGTCTGCTCACCATTAGAAGCAGGCACTTTGCGAAGCACTAGGATTACTAAAATAGCTGCTAAGGTTGAGAAAGCAGCCGTTGCAACCCAAGGATAACCAGCATATAGCGCATATACTGCTACACATAGAATCCCTATTCCTATCAACACTCCAAATATTAAACCAAGAAGGAATAATTGAGAGTTATGTTTTTGATTCTCAATGTTTGCAGTGTTGATGCGCTTATTTTCTGCCATTTGATGGCGAGCCACTTCATGACTCATAGTCTGTTCATTCTCAACAATCTGCATTAAACGACTAGCTAGACCAGGTTGGATTTCTTCAAATGCCTTAACCAAATCAGGAGGCGGGTATGGTGAGTAGCTTTCCGCCTCTTCCACAGCAACTGATACATCATTGCCATTTTTTGTTGCGATGCCACGTTTAGTTCGACGATGTTGAGACATTAATTAGGTATTTATAATGAGTTAAGTTCAGGTTGTTTACTGCGCAAGTCACATGCGATTCTGTTGGTAGCTTTTGTCATGTTTTTACCGACTGCTTCCCAATGTTTTGCTGCATTACCAATTGGTCGCGGATCTTCCATTTTTGCAGGCTCAACAGCATGTACTGGGACACGAGGTGCTAATACAAAAGCTGCTAGCAGACCTTCTGTAAAGTACTTCATACCTTTGTTCATTTTTTATCGCCCTTATATTTAATGGGTGTCATAAAACATACAATTTTTATGACAGAAAAACCCTCTTATCATTCGATAACAGGGTCTCTATAGGAACAAGGGTACGCACTAATGACATTTATGTCAATAAGGAATCTTTACGGGAATGTCAAGGGAATAGGCGTATTATGTAACATCAAGTGCGCTATATCACGTCGCAAAGTCTAAGTTATGTACCGTACGTCAGCACTTAAGTCTTCGTCGCTCGTTGCGTCGACTTCTTATGCGCCTCGTCCAAGAACATATCGTCAAGCGTAAAGATACAGTCATTAAAGATGTAACGCTCAACTGGTAAATCATATTGCTCAACATAAGCATTAATTGCTGAGATATCTAACGCCAGAGGAACACCTTGTTCATAGCGTCTAGATCGTGCAATGGTGTTATATGCAGACAGAATTGCATTAGCTACATAAGAATAGTCAGGCGCATCAGGAAGCTTTACACCGAGGGCTTCTCTTTGCTTTTTTTCGTGGTCCGTGAGACCCGCGTATTTGTTGGCGTAGGTGTAGAGGGTTGTGACTTTCCCACAACATCATCTCGATATTGGTTCGCATCTGATTGAATCTTTTCTGATTCAGTTCGAATAAAGGACCAGAGAGAAACCCCTAAATCGCCCATGTTAAGCAATTTCGTAGCGTTCTCTGCATTGTATGCAGGTTCGGACTTTAACTGTTCGCCATTAGGACCTTCTTCGACAAATACAACACCCTTCCAGTCTTCAATTAAATGGCATGCAACTGCTTCCAATAGTAATTCATGAAAGAGTTTGTCATCGGGTGAAGCTTTAGCAACATCAAATCCTTTAGCTGTGATTTGGTTATTCGCACGCTCTAAAGCTACTTGATAAGGCTTATATCCAATGCCTCGGATTTTGAACTCAGCAAGTACATTACCTTCTTCATCTTTATATTCGCGCCACAAACTGACGTCTTTATTTCTTTGAATATTGACTTCAAGAGCCATGTTATTTCTCCAAAAAAGAAGGCAGCAATTAAGCTGCCAAATCAGTATTAAGGTGTTACAGGTGCAATCACACGAGTAATAACTGGCGATACGCGAATATGGTTGTAATTGATGTCGATAGTAATCGTATCTTCACCACCGCCATCTGGGTGATTAGCTTCAGCAACTTCAAGTTTAGGGAACTCAAAGGCATAACCATTACCCTTGCTATCTTCAATTGAGAACTCTAAAGGCATGGTGTCACGGGTTTTAATGAAGTCGATATACCCTGCTGATTGCGCCGAGAACATGTATTGAGTGTTCACAGTTACATCTACAATCTTCTCAAGATAAGTCGTCGCTGTGAGCTTTTTAGAGCCAATACAACGGATTGCTTCCATATTGTTGTTGATAGTCAGTTCAAGCGACTGCATGCAAGCAGTTCCGACAACTGTTTCACCATTAACTTTAAGATCACCGACGTTAAGCGCTGAAACAAGGACTAATTCAGGGACTGGTAAAGGCGAAGTCACAGGGTTTGTAGTTGTACGCTCAAACAGAGTGCCCATCAAACCAAATGTAGCTGTGATTTTACCTGTAGTGGCAATCGTCATTTTTGCTTCATTAACTCGCACACCACGATAAATAAAGACTTGGTTTACATCTTCATAAACCTTAACGAAAGTGAAAGTTTTGCGAACATTGCCACCAAAATTTAGGACATCACTGGCCCAATTGTTCATTGCTACTGCTGACCAGAAGTCATCAAATAAGCCAATTGATAGCTCAACTTCCAATGATCCCGTGATTTCGGCTTCAGTAGCCATGCCACCTTGACGGAATCGCGAATCGACCACACTGTTTGATGATTCAGTGGTGACGTTTTCAGTTAAGCCATCAGTCACACGACGAACAGTTTTCCAAACTGGTGTAGTTGGCAATACTTCGGGGGTTTGCTCTTCAGCATAGTAAAGACGGATCTTTGCACCACTCGACATGGCTTTTACTCCTTATAGGCATAAAAAAACCACCTCGAAAGGTGGTACATAAAATATTTAGGCAATAAAAAACCGCCTTTCGGCGGTGTGGATTTATATGGTTGGTTTCCGTTAATTCGGGAGTTTTTGTTGCAATTCTAAGAACTCTTTTTCATTAAGTTTCTTTCCACATTTCGAACACAACCAAACAGGCGGCCCACCCAAACTTTCAATCTTTAAGTACTCAACTTCATCATGACTACATTTGCCATCTTCCATAACATCAATAGAAACACTATGACCTTCAGTAGTTTCAAATATTCTTGTGATCATTGGATTTCCTTTTTCTTTAACATTAAAAAGCCCTCGAATTGAGGGCGTAGTTTTGATTAGGGGGTCACATTTCAAATGCTACCCATTGATTGAAGAAGTGATGGTTGGAGTTCCATCTCAAGTTGAGATAACTCTTTTTCTAAAACTGGCTTTTCATCACGCCAAGCTCGCATATCACGTGCTGAGCAACTAATGTGGTCTTTTTTGGATTGATATTCATGACTTACAGAGTTGTATCTAGCCCATTTAGATTGAAAGACTTGGCTAAGTTGATTAGCCATCCAGTTAAAGGCATTAATAAATTCGATTTTAGTTTTCATGGCCTTTTCGCCAGTAAAACCCATAACAAGCAACATGAACCCGTCTTTTGAAATTCTAAAGAAAGGAGTTTTGCGTTCTGTGTTTCCTATCTTCTTGTTTTCAAAGGTTAATCCAAAATTGGATTTAGCAAATTCTTCACCACATTGCTTAATGATTTTCTTAATATCTCGCATTACATGGCTGTGGCTCTTATTAAAGGCCTCTGCTACTGCATAACTTGTTGTTTTTGGCTCGCCATTATCATTGGTAACCAAAGCTCGTAAATTCAGTGTTGTCATCATGTTCATAAGATTTCCTCTTACTTACTCATGTTCAAAGAAAAGAACTGGCAGGCACACTGAACATGAAAAGCGTGCTTTTCGGGGATCAGCCTAGCCAGTGGTTGCCTGAATTTCAGGCATAAAAAAACCTGCCGCTAAGGACAGGTTCGTTTAAAAGTTAAATTCGTTAATTGACGCGATAATTTATTGAAATGTTGTACTGAATGAAGTCCCCGTTATTGCCGAGGTTTTGTACTTGACCTTGGAGTATCTCTAGTTGGCCAGTTGTGTAATATTCGAAATGAGCTAACCAAGCATCTGCAAGTTTTGTTATTGCGACTTCATGTGTGTTCAGACGGGCCATGCAGTTGATTGAGATAATCCCTGTTCTTCTTGTGCATGGGGTATCACCAATTGCAGCAATGATCGAACCACCCCATAACACATTAATGTCACACCATAGTCCATCAACCGGCACAGTAAAGTCTTTATTAGGATATTTAATCCGGCTTTGCTCAATTCCAGTAAAGGCCATTGCTCTAGTGATAATGGCTTGTCGTGCTTGATCTAAAGTCATTGCCATTTTAACCACCGTATTTCTGAGCAATATAGTTAAAGGTTGTGGAATAAACGCCTTGAGGGGCTTGTCTTGAATAGCCACCTGTAGTTTTTGGTGTCTCTGGTTTGTCAGTGAAGTCGCCATATTCGATTTTGGTTGCATAAGGCGCATTCGTTTGGATGTATACAGTAGAGTAAGGAACTAGACGAGATAAAGCACTTGTGCCTTTGCTAATGGTTGAGCCACCACCTTTGTCTTTCTCGGCTTCATTAAATGATTGGTCAGTTTGGTTAATACTTACTCTGTGTGATGCCCTAAATGCCCCTGTATCAACTGGACTTTGGAGAACAACACCCTGCAAGGCATCAATGACAATATCTTTCTGTTTTTTGGTAAGGTCGGCTTCAATCGTTTTAGTGAAGGCACTCGGTTTGCTTGTCCAGCCCATTAAAAGTCACCTCAACTTTACCAAACAGTATCTCAAATACTGGTTCATTCCCTACTGTAAACACTCGACCGTCAATGGTGGTTTTATGTCGAATAAGATAGCCTTTGTTAGTATCTGCAAAGAGTACATACTTACATTCTTCGCCATCTAACAGCACCTTCTTTGGGCCATTAGTGGATTTGCGAACCTCAGCGTGATAAACGCCCTCTTGGTTTACAGCCTGACTTATTAAGTTCTCATCATCTAAGTTAATCATTAGACTTTCCTCAATTGAGCAATCCATGTTGCGTCCGCTGGATCTTTTCCGTAACTCACAACCCGATAATTACTACCTTCAATCACCCAAATGTCATTAACATCTGGTTCAACTAAAGTTCCTGCTGTATCTTTCACTTCATTTTGCAGGAGCACGCCTTTGGAGTCTGTTGCGCGGTAATCTATAGGCTTCACCAAATCTTTAGCCCAACTCCCAAATAGGACGCCTCTGCCACCATAGACGTATTCGGTGTAAGTATCTTCACCAGTAGCGGGATTAGATTCAGTTAATTTCTTGCGCGTACAGGTAAAGGAATCAACCGCGTCTGCCAGTTCATCTTCAGCATCAAAGGCAGCGCCAAGTTCTTTTTGAATCTCATCACGCATTCCCATGACTTACTCCGTAATGACATATGTGTTGATGTGATACTTCTCACTAAAGAATGGCTCAAGCAGATCAAGAATGAATTGCATATCACCACTGACTGATTCTTCCTTGCCTGCAACATACGTCTTGCTTACAGACGTGCCAGACTGTGCAGAGACTGTTTTGGATGCTACTACACCTTCTTTAGTTGTGTAGAGTTGCCCTGCTGCTGCCAGTTTTGCTAAGTAAGCGCCAGCCGTAAGAATCGCATCTGGCATTTCACCTTCTGGATAGTCTGGTAAATTTCTAGCATTAAGCCACGCATTAGCCTGCATCACAGCAATAACCGGATCACCAGTTCCCCACCAGTCAGGCCCTAGCTTTTGAGTCACACTTTCGACTGTTACATAGTTCATAGCTTAATCCTAAAAATCTAATTAAGAAGGACGGCCCGAAAGCCGCCCTGCTTTAGTTATGCACCACCATTCAGCGGTGCTTCTGGCACTGGAACAGCCACTTGGGGATCTGTAATGCCATAGTCACCCGCTGTTTTGGCAGGGTCAAACATAGTGCCTGCTGCTAATGTGTCAGTCGCATCATCAGCATATCGGCGGTCAGTTGGGTATTGGTATTTGTAGTCTGGTTGCTTCTCAGCCATGACTGCTCTCCTTAAAGGTTAGTAATTAGGAAGCGGATTGAGGTGTCTTCTGGTTTGGTTACAAGTTCCCAGTTAGCTGCCTTCTGCAAATCAGCCCAAGAAGCGCTTAAAGACTCACGCTCTGTACCACCAGTTAAAGTGTCTTTAGGTGCAATGAAGCTAAAACCTTGCGGATGGATCAACATGTTGCGACGCGTCCAAAGGATTTCATGACCAGCACCATTACCAGTTGATTGTGTTTCTTCAACCTTCAAATCTTTTGGACCAGGAACAGAGTCATATGCAAATGCGCGTGGACCTGCAAGAATCGTGATGAACTTAGCGTTTGCGCCTGTGCCAATTTGCGTATTGGTATCTGTTTCAATGACTGCGCGCCCGTTGTAAACGGTGATTGGTGGCAAGTTATCACTTGTGGTCACTTGTTCAAGTAATGAGTAAATCTAAATTCTTCTTCGCTTCGATTGTGTCCATGTTCACCCCAAAAAAGAAAGCCCCTCAACATCCAGAATGCGAGGGGCTTTGTTTGCCGTAATACGTTCGGCTAATTCGCGTAATTGTCTCGACGCTTTCCACACTTACGACACTCAACCTGAACGAAAATATCAGACTCATAATCGTAGTGATGAAAGCAGAATAGGCGCTTTAGGAACTGGAGCATGCGGATCTCCTGAATTTTGGTGGGCCCGATCAGATTCGAACTGATTATCTCCCCGTTATGAGCGGGACGCTTATACCACTTAAGCTTAAGACCCATTGGCACGCCATGTAGGACTCGAACCCACACCACCGATTTTGGAGACCGATGCTCTACCAGTTGAGCTAATGACGCATTAAAAAAGGGCATGGCGAATTGCCACACCCTTGCCTTAGATTACGATATTGACCAGCTCGGCAACTGATCTACCGCTACTCACAATCACACACACCTAACATGCACGGTCTGCTTTACTTGCTTTCAATCCTCTTTAGGTCGGGGCGCTACTCCCTAGTCTGAATTCCCGAAGGAGGTTTACTCGAAGGCATGTTCCACTGGTCAGCACTCCAGCAGGGTAATTGTCTTTTTATAGACAACAAAAAAGCCCACCGTTTGGCGAGCTTCTTTAAGATCAGTGACACTTACTTACACTTCGCACCACTGTACCATGAATATATAACATTAGTGACGTCACGTCAATAATCATGAAGCTATTTTTGATTTGTAAGCAATAAATGGGTATCTAGCATGCATAGCTGCTAATCGGAATGAGTATTTTAGACAAAAACTATATCGTCACTATGCCAGACGAAAGTAAATGGACTGTACCAGTACGAATTATTGCTGAGAATCGCGCAAAGTATTATTCGGGTGTTGATGAAGTATCCTTTGAAGATAGTTTAAACGATGACACTGTCCCTCTTTTCGAATCTGACGATTATGAAATTCATGATTGGGCTGCAAACAATATGAATTGGAGAGATGTTAAAGAGCATGCCACCCAAATTGAAAGACCAGGCTTGGATTATGAGGATGGCTGGGTGAATGGAGAGTACGAAGTTAAAGCGGAAAGTAAGGAGGGGTGAATGGAGATTGATCGTCGTGTACGTGCTAAAGAGTTTATGATGCTAATGTCTATTGGCCGCACTAAATTCTATCGCATGATTAAGAATGGTGAAATTCCTCAACCTATCAAGGTAAGTGACAAAGAGGTATTTTGGCACGAATCTAGTGTTAAGAAAGTTGTCGAAAAACACAAAGATAATTCTGATATGATAGCCTGCTAATTGCAGGCTTTCTTTTAAGTCGAGTGTGTTTAAAAACGGGTAATTAAACGGGTAACACTCTAGCCATTTAGAATTTAATTGATCATTTTCAAAAGGTTAAGATGAACAAGATAGTTGTAAAGAAACATAATGGCGGAACCATCGCACAAAATAAACGTGCCCGTCATGATTATTTTATCGAAGAAAAATTTGAAGCTGGCATGTCTTTACTCGGCTGGGAAGTAAAGTCTTTACGTGCTGGTCGTATGAGTTTGACAGAAAGTTATGTCATTTTTAAAAACGGTGAAGCATTTTTATTTGGTGCACAAATTCAACCGCTCCTTTCTGCATCTACACATATCGTGCCGGAAGCTACACGTACACGTAAATTATTATTATCTCGTCGTGAACTTGAAAAGCTTATGGGTGCAGTGAACCAAAAAGGTTATTCGTGCGTTCCATTAGCGTGTTACTGGAAAGGTCATCTAGTCAAGCTTGAAATTGCACTCGTGAAAGGTAAACAACTCCACGATAAACGTGCAACTGAAAAAGAACGTGACTGGCAACGTGATAAAGCTCGTATATTTCATAAATAA